GCGGCGTAGGTGGCAGCAGACGCAGCCAGAAGACCACCCGTGTAGGTGCTGACGAGCCCGGCAACCGCTGGTGCGTTGCTCGGGTTGCCACTCCACGCAGCGTCTTCCACGGCGTTGCCAAGCGTCAGAGCCAGTTCAGCCGCGATCCAGTCGGCAATCGACACGATCGAGTCCTGAAGCAGTTCCGAAGCAATCGTCACCGCACCCGTGACCTTCTTGGCAGTCAGCGTCACCTGGTTGCTGGTGGGATCGCTGGCGGTGATCGCCACGTTCTCGTTGATCCAGTAAGCGGTGGCACCGGCAGTCCGACGCGGGAACAGCACCACGTCGCTCGGCATCTGCACGTTCTGTGCGTTCTGAGCGAAGGCGGAATACTCGTCAACAAGACGAATGACGGTCGAAGACAGAACATCGGGCACGAAGGCCGCACCCGTGGTGCTGCCGGTCGAACCCTGGGCACGAGCCTCGACGCCGTGATCCTGGCACCACCGACGGGCCTCGGCGTCACCGCTCTTGGCCTTGAACCACATGCCGACCGAGTAGGCGTCCTTGGCGTTCTCAAACGCACGGAGCCGACCGGAGAAAGGAACCGCTTCGATGCGGTCGGCCTTCCGCTCTTCGGTCACTTCCGGTGCCGGGCTGCAACGCTCGACCACCGAACGCAGGTTCTTGGCCGAGTCGGCAATCGTCTTCTCGAAGTCGATCTTCTTCGACAGGTCGCCAGCACGCTTGTTCAGCGTTTCCAGTTCGAGGTCGCGCTCCGCGATCTTGTCTTCGTCGCCTTCGATGGCACGAACTGCGTCGATCCGGTTGGCAAGCAAAACCGCTTCGTCCTGAAGCTTCTTCAGATTGTCCATGTGTGCGTAATCTCCAGCGGCGGTATTGCCGTGGAGTTCACGCTATTGCCGGTCGGTGCGTGTCTTGCAGTACCGCACTTCGGAATGTGTTGTGTGGACAAAACAAGTTCCGCGTGCCCCGCACTTGGGGCACCGCATGTACCGCTGCCGCTCGTTGCCAACCGGTCGGCTGGAACGAGTCCGCAGACGCTCACCGCACTGGCACCGCACTTCAGACATTTCGCAGCCTCAGAGTCCATGCCGCAGCGGCATCACGCACCAGCGAACGCACGGCCTTCTTCATTTCCGGCTCAGCATCTGGGTCTGCCTCTATTGCCGCAGCCTGGGCAGCCAGCCACGCTTCATAGGAACGCTGGGCCACCACTGCCGTCGTGGCGCTGCCGTAGGCTGGCACGTTCACAGGCCCCACTTCGTAAAGGCCGGAAGCCTCTACCACTTCGCGGATCGCCTTGCCGCCTTCGTCGGTAGTGAACCGCTCGCCCTTCTGGCTCACCGTGAAGGCAAACGAACTGCCACGCAAATTTCTAGAACGCACCAAGGCCAGCACGTCACGGCCAGCCGATGTATCCGGCGGTTCAACGACATACGAAATTCCACGCTCATCGTTGATGATCTCAAGCGTGCCCGCCGACTCGCGGCCCAGCAGCATGTCGCTGTTGTGGTTGTAGTAGGAAAGAATCTCGCCCTTGCCCCTTTGGCGGTTCAGCACCTTGTCAAAGGCACCCGGCAGGATTCGCTCCCGAAAGCCGCCGAGGTCAAGCGATAGACGGTTGTAGGGCACCGCCAGCCCACGGATCGCCTCGCGCCCGGTTGCGCGTGTCTCGATCATGAGTTCGCATTCCGGCGCTTCGTCTACGGTCAGGCAGCGGCGTTCAATTTCCATCTTGGGTGTCCTCCTGTTCGGCCTGGTCTTCGGCGTCATCCGCCGGGCTTGTCTCGTCTTGAATCGCGGGCATCGGCTCAGGTGCCGGTGCTTGCTGCCCAACCTTGTCCAGCGTGGTCATGTTCAACTGAACGAAGTGCTTGTCGCCCTCTGGCCCGATCGGGTTTAGGTTCTCCAGTTCGCGGATCTCGTTCACTGTCATCCAACCGTTCTGGAGAGCCGAAACGTAGTAGGCCGATCGGCTGGCGTGGTCGCCACGAAGCAGGCCGCTAACGCTGTGCTCGGCAAAGTACGTTTCGTCGTCCACGATAAGGTCGCGGCTGATCGCTGCTTCCCACCGCTTCAGGTGCGGAAGCAGGCAGTGCTGAACGAACTCCGTTCCTTGCACTTCGATGTTGCTGTACGTGCTGCGGTCCAGTTGCTGCACCATGTGAGGAGGCACGCGAAAAATCCGGCAGCACTCGTACACAGCGAACGATCGGCTCTCAAGCATCTGTGCAGCCTCGTTGCTGCTCGATAGCTCATGAGCCTTCACGCCGTTCGGAAGCACTGCCGTCCGAAACGCTTTGTCTGCCCCACGGTGCATGCGCTCCCACTGCTCCCGCAGCCGCTCGGCGGCTTCCACCGGAATCGGGTTCTCACTTTCAAGGACAATTCCGGGGCGTGCATTGTTCCCAAAGAATGTTGAAGCATGAGCCTCTAGCGCCTGCGAAAGCCCGAGCACATTCTGAAAGAGTTTGTAGGTGGGGATCGGCTTGATGCCGTCTTCCGTGGTGAACCGCAGGGCGAAAATCTGATCCTGCGAGTAGATCGTTTCGCGCCCGTTCGGCTCCCGATACCGATACCGCAGCGTGCCGTCCGACAACCGCTCAGGCTCCATCCGGCTGGAATGCAGCGGCCACAACTCCGAGATGGCACCGCGAGCACCTGGGCGAATCTCGGCGTAGGAAGCCCCGTAGTGCAGGTACATTCCCGTCATCCAATCCCTGAATTCCTGCGCCGTCTGCCACGGATTTGGCTGCGTGTGCAGCAACCGATACACGGGGTGCGTGCTGGCTTTCGCCTTGCCGCCGTTGGCAAGCCGTTCGTAGACGTGCAGCGGCAGGGAAGATACCGCATCCGATATGACACGAATGCAGGCCGTGTACGCAGAGCAGGCCATCGAGTTGTCGGCCGTCACGCGGATGCCTGACGGCGTGCGATTGCTGCCGCCATCGGTCCAGTCGATCCCGCGAAGTTCAAACATCTTGTAGTCGGGCACTGCTTCGTTCATATGCTCATGATGTCCCAGGATTGTTCTGGCGCTGGTGCCGTCGATGTCGCGTGGATGCCAAGGGCCATAGTCAGGGCCACGATGCCGTCGATCCGCTCGTTTGATTTCTGCTTGCTTGGCTTGATGTTGCCTGCGTGATCGCTCTGTATCGCCACATTCGACGCCTGCCACGCCAGCACAGGATGCCCGCCGTGCAGGAGACGGCCGCCCACCACGAGCGCTTCCAGCATCTTCGCGCACGAACTCATGCTGCCGTATCCCTGCCCAAAGCCTAAGACGTTTACGCCGTCGCCTTGCAGTTGCGTGGACAGCTGCGTGGCGTTCCAGCGGTCGATCGCCACCTGCCGAATGTTGTATTTCTTCGCCAGCACCATGATGTCGGCCCGCACTTGATCGAAGTCGGTGACGTTCCCATGCGTCAGGTGCAACTTCCCTTCCTTCGCCCATTGGTCATACGGCACGCGATCCCGCTTCACCCGCTCCCGCATGTTCTCTTCTGGAATCCAGAAATGCGGCTCCACCCAGAACCGGCCATCGTCCAGTTGGAACAGCAGGCAAAAGCAGGTGGTGTCGAACGTGCTGGCGAGATCAAGCCCAGCGAAACACTCCCGGCCGTCGAGCATCACCGGGCAAGGCTCGTTGCCCTGCGCCCAGTGATCCATCCGCAGCCACCGCGTGTCCTGCTCTGTCCACTGGTTGAGATGCAACCGGCGGAACGTGTTCTCTTCGCTGGGCATGTCCTGTGCCCGCTTGCACCGCACCCGCAGGTCGTCGAGCTTCACGCTTACGCCAAGGTTCGGATTCGCTTTCTTCCACGTCGCTGGCTTCGTCCAATCGTCTTCAGGATCGGCGGCATAGATTGCAGGCAGGAAGGTGGGATCTTTGATCGCCCCGTCCTGCACAGCCAGGGCATATTTCCAAATCTCCCAGCAGATGCTTTTGCGGTCGAATCCCGCCGTGGTGATCGCCACGCTCAGCGGCTGCCGCCTGGCTCCCGTCGAGGTGGTCATCACGTCCCACAGTTCACGGTCGGGCTGCGCGTGCAGTTCGTCGAAGATGATCCCGTGAGCGTTCAGCCCGTGCTTCGTGAACGCCTCGGCCGACAGTGCCTTGTACGTGCTGTGCGTATCCTCCCGCACGATGGAGTTACGGAACACCCGCAGGCGGCCCCGCAACTTGGGCGAGTTCTCCACGCACACTTTGGCCATCTCGAACACCAGGCGGGCCTGGTCACGATCGGCGGCACACGAATAGATTTCCGCGCCGGGTTCGCCATCGAAGAGAAGTTTCAAGGCGATGCCAGCACATAGAGTGCTCTTCCCGTTCTTTCTCGGAATCGCCAAGAGGCTTGTGCGGTACTGCCGCACGTTGCCGTTCATCGTCCCGAACAGCGTGGATATGTATTCCTTCTGCCACGGCTCAAGCAGGAACGGCTTGCCGCCGAGTTCCCCCTTGCTGTGCGTCAGGTTCTCTTGGAAGAACCGCACCGCAATATCCGCAGCCTTCGCATCAAGCGAACATGCGGGCGTCGTCTTCGTCTGCTTGCGGGCCTTGGTCAACGGCAGAAACCCTTGAAAGTGCAGATGCGGTAAGGCCGAACTCGGCGGCAAACTTCAGCATCTGGTTTCGTGCGTCACGCTTCCGGTTCCACGCCGGGTGATTAGTTACCCTACCCTTGTCGTCCATGATTGTGGTGCCGTTCGCCTTGAGTTCCCGATCGGCTTCCACCATGTCGGCAAACGAATCGCAGTAGGCCGCGAGCGTCTGCTGGTGGCGCGGCGACATTACCTTGGACGCTTCGAGCATGGGGACGATCCGCTCCCACTCGGCGCGGGCGACATCGGCCAGCCATTCCGGCGACGGTGGAACGCCAGGCGGCGCGTCGATTCCGGTCTTATGCGGCCCCCTAACACGGGAGCCACGCAGGCTAAGTATCTGCTTAGGAGTCGGCTTGCGGCCCTTACCCATTGTCGGCCCTCACGAAAGTTCCAATTTCAGCCCTGCGCACGCAGAGGATAACCGGGTGGTTTGTTACAGCGTTGGCCCCTATGATCCGACCCGCCCCCTAGTTGTTGCATTTTGCGGCGTTCTCCCGTGCCGTCTTCCTGCTGTGGCAGGCTAGGCACCGTGCCGCTCCGTTCGCCACGTCGTACCGATCGCCGCCCTGCATGATGGGCACGATGTGGTCCGCGTGCATCCCACGTCCGTGATCCACTCGGCCACAGTCAACGCATTGCCAGCTGCACTTGGTCAGCACAGCCTGACGCCACAGCCTGTGTGCCTTGTCGCAGTAGCCCCGTGCCGCAGCGTTGGGCCTGGCTGTGTCGTCACGCCTTGGGCCTCGCGTCCGTAGACGTGGCGGCCTGTGGCTTGGCATCCGTGTAGGCATGGGCCGCCTAGCTCTTGAACATCACGAAGCCGGTCGTGCCCGTGCTGTTGGTCGTGGAGCTGACGATCTTGAGATACTCCGTGCCGAACACTTCATCGGGCAAAGCGTATGCCCGGCCTTCTGTGGTCGATGCCGCCAGCGTCAGGTCAGCCACGCTGCCGTCCACCTTGTACAGGCGTCGGAACGCACCAGTAGGGGCGGAACCCACCCACATCTGTAGCGACGTGGCAGAGGTGCTCATGGTGCCAAACGAGACTACAGCCCCTGCAACGTCACGCATGTCGAGCGTGGTAGCCAGGCTGGTGGCTGTGTGCAGGGTGATGTCAAAATCCCTGTGCTTACGGCTGATCGTGGCATCGGACATATGTGGTCTCCTGTGCCTCTAGGCTAGGCATGTGTGCCGTTCCCCTTGCAGTAGCGGGGTGGCCGTTTCCTCAATGAAGAGCGTCAGATGTCCAGCATCTCGCCCGGAATCATCGCTCGTATTTCGTCCGCGAGCCGTCGCTCCTCCGCTGTCGGCTCGCCATGCTTGCACAGGCTGCGGCAGGTCTGGTCGATCTGCCACAAGACCTGCCTCGCCTCCATGCCCAGCCGAGCGGCATCGTATTCGGCCTGCTCGTCGGGCAGCGTGTAGGTGAGCGTGGCGGTGGGCATCTATAGCGAAGTTATCACGGTTTATCGACACTACACTCGCCGGGTGTACGGTGCGGCCGTAGTGTAGCGATTTCCAGTTTCCAGTTTGTGATAGGTCGTGGTCTATCGGAAACAAATCCTATGCACTTTTTCTTAAAGAACGAGGTTTCCGACGCCGGATACTGGTGCTATAGCGTCACGCACGGTCGGCGAAAGCGTCCTTCAGTTCCGGCACCAGCATCCAGAATCCAACGCCCTCATGTCCGCCAATCGGGAACGGTTCCGCGCAATGCTCCATGTATAAGGCTCGGAAAGAGTTTTCCTCGCGGTAGCCGAAGTAGTAGCGGCCCTCAACCGAGCCATCGTCGATCAGAAACATGACGCTCGCAAACTCATCTGGCAGGCCGTACTCGCACGGCACCCACTCGCCAGCCTTGGGCTTTGGGAAATGCTTCTCAATCTCGGCTTTGAAATCGAATGGCATGACTGCCTCCTTTCGGGATGGCGGGATCATACGCCCATAATCCAGCCCGTCTAGGCGTGGTCACGCATGGCATCCGATGGCACTAAACGGCGCGACGTTATCTAAGGTGA